CCTGAACAACGGCGCACCAATCCTGTGGATGCACGACCTGCGCGACCAGCGCGGCGTCGTGGTCGAAGGGTCCGCCCGCATCGACGGCGACCGGATCGCGCGCTGCACGGCGCGGTTCAGCCGCAGCGAGGAAGGCGACAAGCTGTTCCAGGACATCGTGGACGGCATCACCACGAAGGTTTCCGTGGGCTACAGCGTCACCGGCATGCGCATGGTGGAAGAACGCGACGGCATCGACGTGTACCGGATCACCGCCTGGCAGCCGTACGAAGTCAGCATGGTCAGCGTGCCAGCCGATGACGACGTGGGCGTGGGCCGCAGCGCGGGAAACCCACCACAAGATGACCCCGCCAGCCAGGCGGATACTTCGTCAAAACCAGCAGTACCAGTTACCGTTAAGGACCATCGACACATGACCCCTGAAGAAATCGCAGCAAAGGAAGCGGCTGACCGCACTGCTGGCCAGAACGTTGAACGCGAGCGCGTTCGTAGGATCACCGAAATGGGCGAAAAGTTCGGCTATGCCGAACTGGCCCGCTCGGCCCTGACCGACGGCAAGAGCGTGGAAGACTTCCGCGACATGCTACTGGACGCGCAGAACAAGCGCGAGCAGCGCGCCCTGAACGACCAGTCGAAGGATGCCGATGTCGGCCTGTCCGACAAGGAAGTGCGCCAGTTTTCGCTGCTGAAGGTCGTCCGCGCCCTGGTGGAGCCGACCGACAAGCGCGCCCAGGAGGATGCCGCCTTCGAATTCGAAGCGTCGCGCGCCGCCGCCAAGCGCGCCGGCCGTGAAACCGAGCGTTTCATGATCCCGTCGGACGTGCTGACCCGCGCGATGAATTCGAATTCGTCGGGCGTGACCAACGCAGACACCGGCGGCTATAGCATCGCGAACACGATGCTGACCAGTTCGTTCATCGACATTCTGCGCAACAAGGCTGTGCTGTTCCAGCATGCGCGCACCCTGGGCGGCCTGAAGGGCACCGTCGACATCCCGCGCCAGACCGCAGCCGCACAGGGCTACTGGCTGGGTGAAGACGACGACGCGACCGAAACCGGCATCGGCCTGGGTCAGATTTCGATGTCCGCCAAGACCGTCGCGGCGTTCAGCGAGATCACCCGCAAGCTGATGATGCAGTCGAGCCTGGATGTCGAAGCCATGCTGCGCTACGACCTGGCGACCCAGCTTGCTCTGACCATCGACAAGGCCGGTTTCTACGGCACCGGCAGCGACCACCAGCCGCTGGGCCTGGCCAACCAGACCGGCATCAACGCCCAGGCGTTCGCCACCGCTGGCCAGCCGACCTACACCGAGCTGATCAACATGGAAACGCAGATCGCGTTGTCCAACGCTGACGTGGACAGCATGGTCTACATCGCGAACGCCGGTTTCCGTGGCTACGCCAAAGGCAAGCTGAAGTTCTCCGGTTCGGCCAGCGCCGAAACCCTGTGGGAGAACGGCGGCACGGTGAACGGCTACCGCACCGACATCACGAACCAGATCGCGGCCGGCGATGTGTTCTTCGGTAACTTCGCCGATCTGCTGATCGGCATGTGGGGCGGCCTGGAACTGATGGTCGATCCGTACAGCGGCAGCAAGAAGGGCCGCATCCGCCTGGTGGCCTTCCAGGACGTGGACGTGGCCGTGCGCCGCACCGCTTCGTTCACCCTGGGCCGCTGATCCTAGCGGGACAGTCTGACGCAAATGGCCGCCCACCACGGCGGCCATTTTTCTAAGATCAAGGAATTTCACCATGAAACAGAACGTTCACCTGGTCGTCACGTCGGCCTTCATGCTGGCGGGCGAAATGGCCGTGGAAGGCGACATCGTGGAAGTCACGAACGCCGAGGCGCGCGACCTGCTGGACCGTGGCAAGGCCCGCCCGGCGACCGCCGAAGACGGCGTGGCCGACGAGCCCGAGGCCGAAGCCGGCGAGCCAGAAGACGAAGCCGAGCCGGAAGCGCCGGCCGTCGCCAAGAAATAATTTCACTACCGAGGAATCCACCACATGAACGCATTGCAAGTGAAACCGCTGGTCGTTCCGACCCGCATCACCGCAACCACCAACGGCCCGGCAATCGACCTGCGCAGCTATGACGGCCGCGCCATGATCGCCCTGAATTCGGGCGCGACCGAAGGCGCTACGCAGACGCTGGACGTGAAAATCCAGCACAGCGCCGACGGCTCCACCGGCTGGACCGACGCCACCGTTTCGCCGGGCGGCGGCAACCTGGCGTTCGCTCAGGTTACGAACGCGGCTGCGTCTGCACAGACCATCGAGTTCGTCGTCAAGGACCTGCACCGCTACGTCCGCGCCGTGCAGACGCTGGGCGGCACGTCGCCGGCCGTTACCGCAGGCGTGTCGCTGATCGCGAAGGCGCAGGGCGTCTAAGCCATGAACCCGGCCTGGGATAACTTGGACGACTTCCTGCAGCTGGACGACTTCGCCGTCCCTGCAGTCGTCCAGTTCCAGGCCGGCGGCCAGCGGGACATCAGGGGCGTGTTTGACGACCCGTCCCTGACCGCGAAGCTGGGCGGCTACGACCGCGACGACAACCAGGTGACGCTGACTGTCAAGGGAAGCGACGCCGCCGGCATCCGTCGCGGCGATACCGTATCCGTGGCTGGCACGACCTACGACGTGCTGACCACGCCACGGGCCGACGGGACCGGCATGGCGGCGATTGTCCTGGCTGGGCAATGATCGACCTGGAGATTGACGGCGGCCAGCTGGACCAGTTGGTCCTGGACCTGGCCGCCACCGAGGACCAGGCGCGCCTGGCCCTGCGTAGCACGCTGAACAAAATGGCGGCCTGGCTGCGCGTCCGGTCGGTCAAGGCGCTGTCCAAGGAACTGAAAATCCAGCAGGCCGTAATCCGTCGCCGCCTGAAGGCGGTCAAGTTCAAGCAGACGCCGGATGGCGGCGTGGCCAAGGTCTGGTACGGCCTGAACCCCGTCGATCTGATCTGGCTGAAGCCCAAGGAAACCGGCGCGGGCGTGTCGGCGCAGGGCGGCCGGTTCGTCAAGGGCGGTTTCATCGCTGACAGCCAGGTGTTCAAGCGCCTGGGCGCGGCCCGCCTGCCGATCCAGAAGCAGAGCGACGCAATCGAGAAGCCCGCCGAAAAAACCATCGCCCACGACGGCATCATGAGCGCCGAATTTGAGCGGCAATTCTGGAAAACCTTTGAGCACGAACTGAAATGGCGGACACGATAACCGAATGCGATCTGGACGCGCTGCATGCGGCCATGGAAACCGCCATTGCGACGGCGTTCCCGGCGCTGAAGCGCGTTAGCTTCGATGAAATCGACCGCAACGACGTGCCGGTCCCGTGCTGCTTCCTGGACTGCGCGGACATGGATTCCGACCCCGACGCCTTCGACCCTGGCACCGAGCAGCAGGCGCTGCTGGCGCGCTATGAGGCGCGTTTCGTGGTCGGCATGCGCACGCCCAGGGCCAAGCAAGAGGCGCGAAAGCTGGCAACGGCGTTTGCCGCGTTCCTGCGTCAGCAGCTGCGCTGGCCGCCCGCGAAATCCGGCCCTGCCAAGGTCCTCGGCTGCTATCGCGACGACTTCCATCCGATCCTGGACCAATACGAAGTTTGGCGCGTCGAGTGGACGCACATTCTGCACTTTGGTCAGTCTGTATGGGCTGGCGAAGGCCCGCAGATCACGGGCGTGTTCGTGGGCGTTTCGCCTGACATCGGCGTCCCGCACGTCGCTGACTACGATCAGGTGTTCCCATGATCGGCGAACTGGACCGCCGCTTGGCAAACATTGTCCGCGTGGGCGTCATCGCAGAACTGGACGAAGCCAACGCGCGCGCGAAGGTGGACCTGGGCGACATCACCACCGACTGGCTGCCGTGGGGCACCGCGCGCGCGGGTGGCGACCGCAGTTGGTCGGCGCACGAGGTCGGCGAACAGGTAATCGTCCTGGCCCCGTCTGGCGAACTGGCCGCCGCCGCAATCATGGGCGCGATCCCGCAGGACACGCACCCCGCGCCCGCGAACAGCA